GGCCTCTGCGGCAGTCACGCGCTGGTCGTAAGGTATGAGCGAAAACAGGCGGTTCCCTTGGTCGATGCTGTGCTGCTTCATCTTCTCAGCGGCTACAATCATGGACGGGGCCATAGTTGTGGGCCTACGCGGGCCAGACGGAAGCGGGTCACGTTTGCGCTGTTTATACATGAGCGTCTCAAACTCCCACAAGCAATGGCCATATGTAATCTCAAAGCGTTCATGCTTATCCGTGACGCCTTCTAGCTTGGCAAGCAATCGCTCTGCGGCGTCTTTTGCATCTCGCGCTTTAGCACGTCGATTAGCGCTTGCTGCTCTTCCAGACGCTGCTTCAAGTTTGGCCTCATCTGAGTTTTCTGCTCCGTCAGCATTATGTTCGTTATCCGCTCTAGCCTTTTTATAATAATCTGAGTTTGGTCCGTACTCACGTTTTTTCCTTTCAAGTTTTATGTTTGCAGCCGAACAAATGCGATGTATTGTTGACGGTGACACCCGCAGCAATTCTGCTGTCTCAATCTGAGACATACCTTGCTGGGCGCAGGAAAGGACGTGGCGGGTGAGAGCTTCTGGATCGTACTTCATTCGTCTTCCTCCAATGGTTCTATCTTGCCTATGCCAACACAGTTATCACAATCCTCAATGACAGACTCAAAGTCGCCATGCCAAGTCAAACTTTGGCGCACCCAAACGTCACGCTCAACGGTTCCCTTGCCGCCGCACTCGGGGCAATCAATTAGATTTATCATAGCATGGCACTCTTGATGAATAATGGCATGGCAAATAATCCCAAGAGAAATAAGATTTCGCCAGCGATTTCAAATTTACGTTTCATTTTGTTTCTCCCAGTTTGGTGGGGAGCCGGAGCTCCCCGTGTTGATTAGATGATGGCGCACGGCTTGTGCAGCTCACCATTGTGCATCACGCGGCGGATCGCGGCGGAGGCGTTACCCATTGACTTGACCCATGCGTTGGCAAGGTTGCCAGCGTGACCGAGGTCGTCAGCATCAAGCTCAACGAAGCGATCAGCAACATTCATGTCGCTGGATGTTTCAACATGGACAACAAACGCTGGCTTGCGCTCGACCATGCGACCTTGAGCGGCCTCGGATGAAAGCAGGAAAGAAAGAGAATGTGCCATAGGAACCTCCATATCGGCGTGCGTTGGCGGGATTGCCTCGGCTATACAATCAAACTAATCCGTAATTCATCCTATGTAAATACCTAATTTGCACTTGCACTAACTTTTTTTAGGATGTAACGTCCTATCATATTTACACTGGAGGGTGACATGAAGAAAGAGAGTCGAGTGGTTTTAACCGAGGCGCAGCATGAGGCGCTGACGTTGGCTGCGGAACGTGCTGGCATGTCGCTGGCTACGTTTATTAGGTCGGCAGCATTAACAGCAGCGGCCAACGTCGGTATATACGCCGAACAGCCGCGAGCTGACTAATGGTCAACGGGCGCAGTAAGGGCGCAAATTTTGAACGCGAGACAGCCAACGCCTTGCGCGATGAGCTTAATATCGGCTTTAAGCGCGACCTAGAACAATACCGCGCCGGCGCTCACGCTGACCTGATCCCAGATGATCCGGCGTTCCCGTTTACGTTGGAGCTGAAACGCTACAAGGATGGCCCTATCGGCGGTGCGCCTGCATGGTGGGAGCAAGTCAAAGTGGCCGCCGAGCGTGAGCAAAAGATGCCGTGCCTGATTTACAAATACGACCGTAAGCCGATGCGATGTGTGATCCCGCTGGCTGCGTTGACTGATTGCGATCACGATTACAAAGCAGAGGTAGACTTTGAAACCTTCTGCTACATTGCGAGGGAGGCAATGCAATGAGGACTGCACTTTATAGACAGTATGCCGATGATAATTCTCTGTTGTACGTTGGAATTAGCTTGAACGCACAAAACAGGCTGTCACAGCATTACAAAGGTAGCGCTTGGTTTACAGAAGTTACCGACGTTAAGATTGAATGGTTTGACACCCGAGAAGAGGCTTTAAAGGCAGAGGTTGATGCGATTAGGGCGGAAAAGCCCAAGTGCAATATTCACCACAATTTGCAAGCTGAAAAGTTGCTTGAAGAAAATCCACAAGAAGAGTTCCAAGGCATGAACAAGCAGGTTATGCGGCTGCTGGAAAGCTCGGGAAAAGTATTCTTCACCAAAAGTGAGGTTGGAAGTTTTTTAGGCGTCACTAACTTTTACATCAACAGTTTTGTTGAGAGAAAGCAACTGAGGGTGTTGCAACCGTTTCTTCCAGATTCGAAAAGAGAAGTGTTTTACATAGATGACATCATAAAGTGCATTATTGAAATGACGGAGCAATAAACAATGATGATACCTGCTGACAGAATGTCTAACAGCCAATACCACGCCGATGACGCGATCAGCTCATCTGACGTGAAAATGGTTCACAGCAAATCGCTGGCACATTGGAAGGCGAAGACATACAGCTCAAGCCCGGTATTCGATATGGGAACCGCCGTACACGCAATGGTGCTAGAGGACGGCAAGGGCATCGTGCGTGGGCCAGAGACACGCAGAGGTAAGGCTTGGACGGAAGCCTACGAGGAAGCGCAGGCAAACGATCAAACTCTGCTGACCGCCGCAGACTATGATCTTGCGCGGAATATTGCCGATAGCGTGCTGTTTCATCCAGTGGGGCAGCGCATGGCTGGGCCAACAACGGTCAACGAAGCCAGCTTTTTTGCTACTGACCCTGAGACTGGGCTGAAAATCAAATGCCGCCCGGATTCATACTGGGATGCAAAAGGCGTGCTGTACGATCTCAAGACATGTCAGGATGCTTCACCACGCGGAGTGGCAAAGGACATGATTGCGTACAATTACGCAATTCAGCAAGCCTTCTATATGCACTGCTTGGAGCAGGCTGGCTATGAGGCGTCACAGTTCGTGTTTGTTCACGTTGAGAAAACCGGCGCACACTCGGTCTCGACAAACATCATCCATGAGGAATATCTTGACTGGGCTAAAGGCGAAATGCACATGACCCTACGCAAGATTGCAAAAGCCAACGAGGCCCAGAAGTGGGACACTGGTTGGTCAGATCAAACTAATGTGATTGATCTGCCACGATGGCTGCGTTTAGATGCAGTCGAACTTTAATTAGCTTGGAGAAAAACAGATGGCTAAAACAGACTTCAAACCAGTAATGATCCGCAACGTGGAATTTAAGTATCCACGGCTGAATGCTTGTTATCGCTACAACACTTCGGAGAAGAAAAGCGAGGAGTGCGCGCCAACAGCGTCAAACGCAGCTTACTCAATCGCATGGGAAATGACCGCCGATGACGCAAAGACACTGCACGCAGAGCTGAAGGCGCACTATGAGACGTGCCAAACCAAAGCTCCATTCAGCAAAGTCTTCGGCATGAAAAAACTTGACAGCGGCAACTATGAGTTCCGCGCTAAGCGCAATGGCACAAACAGCCAAGGCCAACTGAACGAAAAGCCGCGCGTGATCGACGGCATGAAGCAACCGCTGGCAGACACGGCGTTCTGGGGTGGCTCAAAGGGTAGCATCAAGGTAACTGCGTATCCAGTGACAGACCCAGACGGCAACGGTGGCGTCAGCTTGCTTATAGATACCGTGCAATGCACGCACGCAGTTTATGGTGGCGGCGGCCTAGATGACTTCGATGAGGTGCCGACAACGATGTCTGGCGGCGTTGATGAAGCTCTCGATGACTTTGGTCCAGCCGCCGCGCCAGCACCACAGGCAGCTCCAGCGCCAGCTGAGCTAGAGGACGAAATACCCTTTTAGGCAAAAGAAAACCCCCGGCAGTTGGGACGCTGCCGGGGGACACCATGAAAGCGAACCCACGATTGGATGGAGAAAGGTCCGAACATGCACAGACTAACAAAGACAAGCGAAGTTGGCAAGAAACACATGCTGATTGCAGCTGGTGCGCGCGACACTCGCATTAATGAAGCTGGGTCACAATACGACGGCATCACGATAGCCGAAATTGCCAGATTAGTAAGCGAACCGCAGGCGACCGAAAAGGCCGACGCAAAGTTTTTCATTCCGTCAACTTACCGCGAGCATGATGGCAGAAGCCACGCTGCCCAGCGTGAGCGCGGCGAATACTGGATGCTGGCCATTGACGTTGACGAGGGTGACCCATCGCTGACCGAAGTGAAGACCGCCGTTGAGCGTGTCACAGGCAACGCATCCGCACTTATCTATTCGTCATCCGGGGCCAGCGAAGACAATCGCAAGTGGCGCGCACTCATCCCGCTGTCAGAGCCGATCAGCGGTGAGGACTACGTTGACGCACAGCTCGCGCTCTTTGACCTGGTGCAGCAAGAGGGCATCACATGCGACGCCGCACTTTCACGCACTGGTCAGCCGATCTACCTGCCAAACGTACCGCCAGCGCGCAGAGATAACTTGGGTCAACCACAGTTTTATCATGGCCTGCGCAATCGCGGCGAGGGCTTGCTTATCCCAGCCGAAAGTAAAATCTGGGCGAACCTAGAGTTCCGCCGGAAGAATGAAGCTATCGCAGCTGAACGAGCCGCCGCCGAGCGCCAGCTGCGCGCACAACAACGCGAAGAAAAGCGAAAAGATTTTGATGACGTTGATCCAGTTGCCGAGTTCAACCGTAACCATACAATAGCTGACATGATGCTGCGCCACGGTTACGAAAAGCTGGGCCGGTCAGACAGCTACCGCTCACCCATGCAGACATCCGGCTCGCACGCCACCAAAGATTTCGGCACGCATTGGGTCAGCCTGTCAGGCTCAGACCGAGCGGCTGGCATCGGCCAAACCAGCGCTGAGTTTTGCTGGGGTGATGCCTTTGATCTTTACTGCTACTTCGAACATGACAACGACATGCGAGCCGCCGTGCGCACTTACGCCGCCGAGCTGCGGCCAAGCAAGTTTGATGAGGTCAACCAACAGCTGCCAGAGCCAGACGACGGGCTGGATGACTTCGACACTATACCCGACCCCGAGATTGAGCCTGAGAGCCAACCTGAGCCTGCTCCCAAGCTAGAATGGCCAACACCCGTCGGAACTATTGACGAAGCAAGTTTACCGCGCAGGCGGTGGATTTACGGGCATCACCACATTCGAGGCTTTGTTAGCGTCACGGCGTCTGCCGGGGGCATCGGCAAGACTTCGCTTACAATGGTTGAGGCGTTAGCTGTGGTGACTGGTCGGCCATTGCTGGGTGAGAAGGTGCATGAGGCAACAAATGTTTGGATCGTCAATTTAGAGGACGATATGACGGAAATGCAAATCAGGCTGGCCGCCGCCATGAAGCAACACAACGTCACACACCCCGAAATCGCCGGCAAACTGTTCATGGACGCCGAAGACACAATCGGCATCACGCTTGCTGCGGAAACAAGAGATGGCATTGAGACCAATGACGCCTTCCTGAGCCACATGCGAGACAAGATAAAGGCAAACAACATCGGCCTCGTCATCATCG